TTTACCTTCGAGACCATCAAACTCTGGTTACATTTCCAGTATTTACTATTGCTAAGCTTGGCAATCAAGCTATTGGTGTGGGACGGGCAAACAACCCCTCTCTACGTCAACCTGGTTGGATATCTAACCACCTTGCGCGTGTATGGCAACTACCGTAGATGGCCGAACTGGTCCGTCATGGTGTTGACCATAGCCACAACATTGTTATGTTTGTGGTCCGACAAGATGATGTCCGATGCCGTACAACCCATTGAACACACAGTAGCCACTGCTGTGTTGCCACTGATCTGGCTGCCCTACCCATGGGTGGCTGGCCCTACAGAAGGCGACACGGTCGTGAGCGTAGGTGTGTCATGGTGGCGCGCAGCAGAGCCCATAAGACCCCCCCCACCACCCTCTTGGACACCTCATTTGTTACTTTGGTGTTTGATTGCATTCCTTGCGATCACACTAATAGCAGAAGAGTCGTACGTCAGAACATGGTACCATCACTGGTGCCGTGTCCCAGCTGACATTTACGAAGTCCGAGAAACTTTCAGGAGTGCCCACCTCCCGGAAGCCAAACCAACCTCAGGCCACGAACATGGCCAGGCCGCAGGCAGCAGATCAGTCGCAAACAACTGGATCTCAGCCATCCTACGACCACTGGGGCTGGAGCCCTATTTTGTCCAAATGTCACGCACCAACCAACGCCGAGCGCAAGCCGGTAGTCGCGCGTACTATTGGGTGAAAGATCTCCTTGTGCAGCCTTGGAACGATCCAATCGAACCAAACCACGTCCTAACGTATGTTGATACTGACTTCTACATGGACATGGAAGCAGAGCTAGCGTACCATGCGCGGCTCGCCGTCATTTACACCGTTAACCCAACCAAAGTGTGCAACACTGAGGGTGACATCAAATGGCGCTTCAATGCACAAGATGAGATAGTCACGGACATTAATGGAGCTAAGGGATTTCAACACCAGCTGTGGAATTACAACGTCGACACATTGACAGTCAGGTACTATGGCCCTCGTGTGTTGGGTAGTTTTCTCAAAAGATTGGAACTGCCCCTGCGCACTGTCACGTTCAACGTGCAGATGCGACGCCAGGACGACTACCACGTGCTAGTTGCACTGACTCCTCTCACAGTACATGGAGCCAGCGCATTAGTATTCCCACCGCTAGAAACCGACCACTTGAAGCGTATGCAGTTCGCAACCACCGTCAAACCCAAGGACGCCGAACCGCTAACAGTGGTCGCCCTCAACCACCATGTTGAGGACACCGTCATGGTTTCCCTCGCACTGGCGGACGATCTCACGAGCGTGAATTGTCCGATCCGTGAACTAGAGACCGTGATAGATGCCATGAGGCTTGGATCCATGATCACCTCATCCACCGTGGCCCGATTGACTGGCCAGGTGGAACCCACCGCAGAGGCGAAAGCGTTCGCCACCAAACTTGCCGTGCTCGTGAAGCATTTGGATGTTATCCACGGCAATGTTCGGGTGATCGCCCAGCCCCTGCCCCCACCACGCGTCCGCCATTTCGAATTCCTGCCAGCTAAAGACTGGGTCGATACGGCGAAGACGGGCATGGTAGCATTTTGCAATCCGTTGATTCACTCAAGTTTCGCGCCACTCGTATCACGTGGTAATGACGAAAGCATGATCAATGAACGATTGAAGATGCCCCAGCGCAAGTCACCGGCACCCGAGTGGACTCCAAAGCATGACCAATATGCCAAAGAGTTCATCCGGGTGTTCTTCAGAAAGACCACCCCCGTGGATTTCGAGGAGATCTGGGATAAACAGAGCCGGAAGACCCAGCGCATCATCCTCACAGATGGATTAGTGGTAGACCACGATCTTGATGTTCCAGACCGCCTGATGATGAAACGCGAGATGTACACCCGCGTGAACGACACCCGACCAATCATTACCGACGCCCCAAGCGAAAAGGTGATGAGTTCGGTGTTCAACTCAGCAGCCGGAGAACAGCTAGAGCTCACTTTGTTCTACTGTGGAGGAATGAACGGCCGTGAAATAGCCGAAAATGTGTGTGCAGTGTGCTATGAGGCAAAGCATTGGCAGGGCATCATCTGGGAAGGTGATTTCAGTCGAATGGACGGATCACGAAAGAAAGTGATGCACCTAGCATTCATCATGTGGTTGAACCACATGTTTGCTTTGACCACCTCAGAAGGACACCCGCTAATCAAGCGCATTTACCACCGCTTCGGAGCAGACGGCACATCGCAGATCCGCGTAGTGACCGTGTACGGAGCATCAATCACCCTTGATTGGCAATGGCCAACGGGTAAGGGAGCTACAGGCGCGGCGAACATGTTCGGTAATGGTTTGACCTGCTGGACGATGCTGCGCGAGGCCGAATACACCATCGAGCAATCACAACAGATGATGCTCAAGGGCTACAGGGGCCTGGGGGACGACTCGATCACAGTCGCATACCCAGGTTGTGACTTCATCGCCGCAGCCGGCTTTTGGGGTTACGATGCGAAGCTCGACATTCGCGTACTGGGCAAGGAGAACGTGACATTCCTCAACCGTGTGTACTCACCACACGTTGCAGAAGGATGCCTCGATTCCATCTCAAATCCCATACGCACTCTCTCCAAAGTGCACGTGACACCAAACGTGCCCTTGGATTTCAAGAAGAAAATGTTGGACAAGGCCGTATCTCTGTATGTGGCAAACGCTGAAATGCCTATCCTGGCAGACTGGTGTTTGACCCTGTTCCGACTGGTTGGCTTTGACCTTAGCACCCTCTCCATATATGAGTATGACAAAACCTATGTCGTGCGTCAATGGAATGGTCGTATGCTGGACCTTGATAAGCAATATCCTTGTAAGTGTGACCACTGGATGTTTGATTACATCTTTGACCGTGTTGACTTTGACTACAATGGTTTTCGTAAGTACCTTGAATCTTGTACTACAGTTGACGACCTGGTTAACCTCCCAATGTTTCATGCTACGGAACTCGATCCCGACGTCAGCCTCGTTGCTGTTGTGGACGGCGATCTTGAGTTTCCAGTATCAGATGAGGCTTCAATTCTCAGCAGTGAAGAACCAACTCTCCAGACAGATGATGAAAATCCTGGAGAAGAGGGAAAAACAGCTGCAGGCGCAAATCCACCGGCAAAGCCAGCTTGGGCTGAGTGCCGCATTTGCGGAGCCGTATTCACGTCCAAAAGAGAGTGCTTTCGACATCTCGGAAAAGAGCACCCCAAAGAGCCCCCAGACTCCAAGGGCAAGCAGGAGGAAGAGCCCAGCACGCCCACCACGGCAGGTGCTACCTTACCCGGACCTGCGAAACCGGACCCCAAGACCACCGGTGCCGCCACTCCCAACTCTGGAAGAGGGAGAGGTAAGGGCAAGGGACGCGGCAAGCGATCCCCTGCAAAGAAGTAGCCAGTGCATAGTTGATGAACATTTTGCACGCCATGGCTACATTTAAGGGAGAGACACCACTCTCCCTTACGTCTTCCTTTTCTCAGAGACATAAAAGATGTAGATATCGCGTCGCCCTAGTAGCGACAGCGGAGCGCGACACTGTGTGCTGGCCATACACCACCACACACTAGTCCCCGGTCCGAGTGGACTTGAAACTCGAGCTGTACTGAAGACCCACCAGTGCAGCCTTTGGTAACCTTTGCCCATGCTCCCTGGGCATCCATAAACCTAAATGGTAAAAGGAAATAAATCCAAAACAACTGGCCGCAGCAACACTGCAGTGCGGCCCCCGCCGCGGAAACCCAAGACTGGGATTTCTGCGATGAACTCTCTATCGCAATCCATGAAACCGAAGAAGCCCAAGAAAGTCAAACCCATCGAGCTTGTACCTAAGTCGACGAAAGAGTATCTTGAGGCTGTTGACAATCCATGGGGCAAATTTGCGGTAATTCCCCACATTCCACTAGCCGAAAACGGCATGCCTTGCACGAGTAACACCTTCTCCATCTACGGAGCGACAGAACATACGGTGAGCTCAGGTGTGTCAGTTTTGGACTTCTGGTTTTATCCCGAGGGCGTGCCCACCGTGGAAGTGGACTCATCAGAGTACACTTATCCCCAGATTGCAACCACCACCACGAACGTGCCCTTAGGACCCCCGAAAGCAGGTAACCCCATTGCCTGCGCCGGAATCTTTGCCGAGGCGGCAGATATCAACACCAACCAAGCAATGTACCCCAATGTGCCTTCCCACGCCCAAATATTGAGTTATGACACCAATGTTGCGGCTGAGTTGCCAGTACAACGTGGTCTTGTCGGACAGTCGTGCGACATGGCCCGCCTGGTTGGCTTTAGTGTGAGAGTGGGTTTTGTCGGACGCCAAGTTGACATTGAAGGAACCTTGGAGAGCTTGTGTCTCTTCGAGGAACCTGGAAACGTCGCCGGCTTACTCACTGACTTTGACCAATATCGAAGTACAGCCACATACCAGAGGCAGACTTTCTCAGCCAAGCGCTTTGCGCGCTGGGATTTCAAGCCCAATTGTGAGACTCCACTCTATCGCGCGTGCCGTGACTCTGCCGTCGCCATCACCAACTACGAGACCCGAATGCGGGGCCGCTTGATTGATCTTGCTCCAGGAGACAAGATTCGCATCGAGTACATAGGCCTTTTCGAAGTCAACCGTAGAATGGCATCCCGCGGGCAAATCCCAGCACCCATTTCCAGCCAAGCAACTGAATTGTCCAACGCAATCATGACTTCTGGAACTTCGGGTGGAAAGCTCGCAGCGCACCACGTTGCCCACCTGGTGTCCCAACACCCCGCCTTTTCACAACACACCCAGATTTTGCACCACGCAGCTGAGGTGATTGGCGGGACTGCAGCCGCAGGCGGATTGTATGCCGCGATTGCGGGATTCCTTTCGGAGACCCCAATTGCAGCAGCGCTCCTAGCACCCTTGATGCTCGGAATCCCCGCCTAACGCAATGCAGTAGCATACGTGCAACTCTAACTTTGGAGGAGTATAAATTACCAGAGAGAGCGTACCATATGCTCAAGCCGACCATGAATGGTCAGTGGCGAAGCCCCAGGTAGATTAACCATCTAGATGGGGCAAGTCACAGACACTCACAAAGTGTCCACCGGTTATCAAAACGG